ATGTTTTCATCAATGTGCCAGAACGCCCAAGAGTAACACTACGCATTAGTCCAAATGTTTCGCAAGCCCAAGTGCGTAAATGGCGCAAAGAGGCCGGAGATGAAACAAAAAACGGCATGGATGCCACGAAATTTGCCTCGTTGGTAATTGGGCACACTTGCACGGGTGTAATTTTTGGTGATGAGGAAGTTCACGACGACGATGGTTTTGCCATCACTTTTGGTCACGACCAGATGCTTACAATGACAAATACAACCCGTCCAATCCCGGATGCCGTTCGTGCATTTTTTGGACTTGACCCACACGTGGAGGCGGCCGCATTAGCGATTCTGGATGCTGCTGGGTTTGGCGACACCCTCGAACCTACTGAGGACCCCACGATGAGGTCTTCGAAGAACTGATCGAAGAACCTGTAATAAAAACAGTTGCGCGTTTGGGTGAACTATGGGGGACCGATCCCCTGCGTCTGCTTGATTGCACGGACATAGAGTGGATAATTAGAATGGCTTGTGCTAAAGTAATAGAGCAGGACCGTGCCGCTGCTGAGCGACAGGCAAGAGGCCAATAGCGACACAGTTTCCTTACCTTGGAGCATTCATGGCCGACGAGCGCGTTGTAATAAAAATTGAGGTCAAATCCGATGATAGGGACATTGACAGAACTCGACGCAAATTAGAGCGGCTTGCTGGCGCGCGCGACAGGGACAGAAAATCGGAAGGCTTGGCTTCTCGCAATCGATCCAGAGCGCGAAGAAGAGAATTTCAAAATGCCGGAGATGAATTCAACAGAGTATCTCGTCTCTACAAAAAAAGTTTTGATTCTTACGACAAAATGATCAAAATGACCGGTGCAGGAATGTTGAAATTCCTTGCCTTGACTGCGAAAGCAGTTGCCCTTGAAATGGCCGCAATGGGTGCCGCAATGATGCTTACCCATCTCACATTTGCGACCGGCAGGCTCATTATGAAGGCGTACAACGGCATGATGAAGATGGTCGCTGCCGGCATGGCAGGTGTTGCAATAGCTGCAGGCACGGTTGCGGCGGCACTCAGGGAACAGCAAGCCGCCATGTATGCATTCAGTGGTCGTGGTCAAGCAGCCGAATTTGGTTCGGCGCTGAACCAGACAAGGGTACAAATGAGAGCGCTCACAATGGATGCGACACTTGCATCTGTGGGTGTAGAGAACCTTACAGCCGCTTATGCAGAAGTAGTTAAAACTGGCGGACGATTTACTGCTGCATCAACAGCATCCCTCAAAGGCTTGATGGATTTTGCAAGTGCCGGAATGGACATGAAAGAGGGAACAAAACAAGCCGGCGCCCTTATTGCAACACTTCAAGACACCAAAAAATCCTACGGAGATGTAGTTAGCGCAGGCAAAAATTTCAGCCCGCAACTCAAAAAGGCACTTGAAGCATACGAAAAAGGTAAAGGCGAGAAAACCAAAGCAGGTCTTACTGCGGCCATACGATCTGGGGAACTCGCAAAACTTGGTGGGGTGGATGGTCAATTTGGCGCCGTATCTGGAACACTCATAAATACACTCAAAGCCGAGTTCAATTTACTTCGTGGTCAGTTTGCCGATTTCGGGCAAACCTTTCTTGGGCCAATAAAGAAAGAAGCCAAAGAGTCATTTGCTATTATCACTCGAGGACTTCAAAGAATATCTGGTCAAGTAACGGAGTTTGGCACAAGCGGCTTCATAGACAAAATTTCTGTCGTAGTTGACAAAATTACCAATTTCGTCGTAAGAACAATGCGAGATTTTTTGCCTGGCTCAATGGGTATTTTTCAACGCATTGGTGATTGGTGGGACAGGTTTACAGAAGGTTGGAACAGAGTACTGGATGTTCTTCGACCATTCATTGATGGTGCAAGGGTATTTGAAAAAGTATTGAAGAATGCTTGGCTTCCGGTTTGGGAGCAGATAAAAGAAAACATGTACACGTTCAACAACGAACTTTTGAAGAATCGCCCAGAAATAGAAGAATTTGGAACAAATATCGGCAATTTGTTGGTCAAGGTTATGGAATATTTCGCCGAGGCAAGAAAGTTGTTCTTCCAAGCCCTTCCGTTTATCAACAAGGTTATTAAAGGATTCACGAGTCTTATTGAATTGTTCACCAGTTTTCTCGGAGGTTTCGTAAAGCTTACCGGCGGTATAGGTGGCATGGGTGGTGTGGCATCCCTAATAGGACTAATTGGTCTGTCTCGAGGAATGAAAAACACCAAAGGGTATTTTACGCACGGACAAAGCATGTCCGGAATTCGTGAAGTCGCCAACATGAATGTGAGATCGGGCACCGTTATTGTCAACGGACGAGATGTGGCGCGTTACGGCCCCAGAGGCAGTGGTGGATCATCGGGAATAGTTAAAGGCAGCAATACGATCAACACCCACCCGCCGTTTCATCGTGGGCCATTCATGGGTCCACCCGGATCTTCTCGTGGTGCCGGCAGTGCTGGTACTGGTCTGGCATCCCGCGGTGCTGGTCCCAGCCCCCTAACCACAGCAGACCGAACACAGTTGAGAAACCAATTCGGTGGAAGTGTTCGGGCTGGAAAAGGACCCAACGGTGGACACCTGATTACCTCCGGACCAAACAAGGGTAAGGAAATTCTCACACAGCGTGTTCGTGGCAAGGACGTCCAGTACATGTATGGCGGACGAGGAACTGGGGCGGCCAATTATTCACAAAAAAATCTGAATGACAAAACTTTCAAGAGTGGCGTAACGGTTGCTGGCGATCAAAGGATGAAGGGCAACACAAAAATAGTTGATTCGACGGGGAGAATAATCACCCGCAGAGAACGACTGGCACGAGCTATTGGCGAGGGGCAAAGACACAGCGCATCTGGGTTCGGAAGCGATGGTCGTCCAAAATCAATGCTTGACAGAATGTTGGGCAAAAACACCGGTGCTGGCGGATTTATTGGTCGCGCCGCAGATAGATACCGAAACAGATTGGTTAACAATAGCAACTACCTAGGACCCTCTGGACCTCCAATCAATCCAAGAACAGGCAGGCCCTTCACGCCGAGTTCGCAGGCATACAAGGCATGGGAACTGTCATCGACAAGGGCATACGGACAAGGCACATTTGACCCCAACAGCATGAGGGGTAGATTTTTCAATGGCCGTCTTTACAACAACTGGCTTTCACCAACATCGGATCTCTCCGGTAAGGGACCATACGAGCGCCGAGGATTAGGCAGAGCCCTTCAGAACGCTCGCTTGGCTTCCAGAAACGCAAGAGCAAGCCGATTGGGAGGCATGGTTTTTGGTAACGCGAATAGAAAAGGTTTGCAAGGTTCTGCAATGGGCGGAATGGGCGTCGGCATGGGGTTGGGGGCTCTCGCCAGTTCCGGACTGGTCTCGGAAGAAGCACAAGGATTCCTTAGTGCTGGCGCAATGGTGGGAATGATAAATCCGCTCGCTGGTTTGGCAATCGGTCTTGGCGGTACGGCCCTGACATCAAAGACTGTTGGCGGTGGAGCATTATCTGGATCCGCCGCTGGTGCCGCTATCGGAACAATGATTGCTCCCGGCTTCGGAACCGCGGCAGGTGCGATTATTGGCGCCGCGGTTGGTGGCTTGATGGGCGGACTAAACAAGGTAAAAGACGAAAAAAATAAAGCCCGTAAAGCATTTGAGAGTGCCTTTGATAATTTAGTTACACAAAATTTGATTGGAATTCAACAAAGAATGATAGAAAGTGGCGGAGTTGGTAAATCGGAAATAGTTAAAGCAGCAAAACGTGGCGGAAGAATAGATCGCGCCCAATCTGAGATTCTCAATAAATACCGAGATGGTGGAAGCAGTGCCGAAATAGTTGAAATGCTCGCAGCAAATCAAAGCCAATATGGTTTGACCGATGAACAAATAAAGGACATGCGGAAGCGTCCAGAAGAAATTGGAAAAGTAATAGACAAGGTGTCATCAAAGGAAAAAGCAAGAAACCACTTAACTGATATCTATGCCAAAAGACTAGATGCACTCACAAAACTTACAGGCGTATCAGAACAAGAAGTTGAAAAAATGGCCATGACGATGGGTGTCGACCTTTACGACTCTACTGTTGATTTTAATGAAGTTGTAGAAAAATTAGGAGTGAGTGTTGTCAAAACACGAGACCAACTTCGTGGAATGCAGATGGATTTGGCTTTATCTGGTCTTGATCAATTCTCTAAAAAGTTGGGAGATCTGGATGCCCCAAAAATTCTTGACGAACAAGCAAGGGCATTTAGGGATATGTATGATGCCGCAGATGGGGTAATAACAGATTCGGAATTTTCAGAATTCATAAAAGGGTTTGTCCCTAATATGTTAAATGCTTTTGGGGGTGGCTTGCAGGGAACCATCAAACAAATGCAATTGTTTGGAGTCGGCGGTACTGAGTTCAGCAGAAAAGAAGGAGATATAACCAGTCCGTTTTACGGAATGGAAAATTTATTTGTAAACTCTCTCGCTGGCCAAGCCTATCAGCAAATGTTGGGCACAACATATGATCGGGCTATTGGTATTGCTGGCGGTCAACTCAATGCGAAATTGTTTGAGAGTGAAGGTGTTGGTAGGTTCGTAATGGACACCGACAGATTCACCGAACAATTCAAATTGCTTTCCCCAGCAATGCAAAAACAATTAGCAGACGACATAGAAGACAACCGATTGTTGCCCGGTGACATGCAGAACTTCACTCGCAACGATTTTGCTGTACTGCTTGAAAGATACGGCATGGATGCAAACAAACTGGGCCTACGAAGCATAGAAGATGACGATGAATTAAACATCGCATTAGACAAAATGCCACAAGAATTAAAAGACACTTACGGTGAAATAATTAAATTGTTCGGATCTTTTTTTGACACACGAGACGAAAAGGTACCCGAATGGATGACGGACAACTTCATTAATATGATTGCCCAAAATAAAGACACGATGACCCCAAGAGGCAAAGGAGTGGGCGACACAACATCATCTCGCCTATCTCAGACAATGAGTCGCCATGCCCAGATGGACAGCATGCTGACCGGCAAACGAACAGTTACATCCGCCTACCGCACCACTGGCCTTGGTTCAATAAATTCAGATCACGTAACCGGTAGGGCGTACGATTTGGTTGGACAAAACTTGGGCGCCTACCAAAGGTTGACTACCGCAAATGGCGGTTTTGCTGAGTTCCATGGCTCAAATGCATCTCGACACCTTCATGTCGTGCCACGACTGGGAGCCTATGGGGATACTGTCTCGCCAAAAATAGCAATTATGCCAGCACAAAAATCATCTGGCCGTGAATCCGATGGTGGCATTACTATTATGCAGACCATTACTGGTGGGCAAAATGCATCTCCCAACGAGATAGCCGAAGCTGCCGTGAGAAAAATGAAATTGGCTCTTGAGAACGAGAGGCAACGACGATGACGACATCAGATGATGAATTTAAAAAATTTTTTCCCTCAATCGAGAAAACGACCGTAGGTGAATTTTGGGAATCCGGGTGGTCAACCAGATTTAAAGGATTGGTATCTGCGGGTACCGATTCTGTCGCAGACAGAAGATACGGGTATCGAAACGAAACCGTATCACCCGCAGTTAATGTTGGGAAACAGCTTCATCTTCAAGCAACAAGTTATGTTAAGAGGGTTAAACTTGAAGCCTTTGTCGGGAATGTTTCGGTCAGTTCATACGACACCTGGTTGCGCGTATATCGAGAAATATGGCATCCAAGCAGGAAGGAAATTTTTACAAATTACGAAAAAAACCAACTTAAGCTCACCGAAGAATATCGGACACCTAACCCCTATCTTCCAAGCATACGAAAATCTGTTGAGCAGTATCCCGATGAGGGACAAGGATCAATTCCTAATGACCCATATGCACTCAAACAAGGACAGTATGTTTTGTTGTGGCTTAGATGGAATGGGATTGGTGCCGACGGTGCAAGAACGCCGTATGGCGCACTTTTTGATTGGTACTGGACTGGGTTTGACGATTCAAGAAAATATTCAGTAAACTTAGATCATAGACCAACAAATGGCAACTCAAAATCCCGAGAAAACAAATTTTCAACAATAGGTCTCAACAGTTATTTTGATGCGCCTTCCAATACTCCTGGTCTCTACCTCGTCAACTACAAACCGGGAGGAGGAGCATCCGAAGCAAGATATTTGCTAAGAGACCATGAGTTGGATCAAATACCCGTAGTTCAATCGTCGAAATCAAATCAAATTAGGATTAATACCCTAAATGTTGAAAACTCCAGAATACGAACTTCTCATGGTGGGGCAGATATTGGTTTGTATGATGACGTAACAGATAAAACCACATTGGCTCCAGGCGACTTTGTTGTGCCGAACACTGTTATAAACACTTCAACTCTTTCCCGTTTCAATTATTATTATTCTCAATTGGTGTTAAAAAAAGACAAAAAAAATTACGTAATAGTTGTAGATCAAGACACTAACGAAAAAATTAATATACATCACAAAAACATTGCGGGAAATATAAGTGCAGTTAATTTAAGCACAACTGGCGGAAAAAAAATAATTGCCTCAGGATCTAATCAAAATTATGTTGAGCCAAATATTAGTTTTGAGAAGAATCCGGGTCCCCCCAAAAAATGGGAGGCCAAGGTGATTGGTAGCAATCCGATAACACTGGCAGTCGTAGATGGAACCATCTTTTCTGAAACCCCCATACTTGGGCCTCTGGACGAGGATACCAAATGGATTGATGGTTACGCCCCACTGGAAAATACCATAGAAGCCAGGGCGGCCGCTCGGGCAAATTATTATTATATATTGCCCTTACAAAAGCGGGAGTTCGTAACTGGTGGTTCTGGCACTTGCCTGTGCCTGCAAACAGATGATCCAAATCCTGCATCTGCATTTACATCCCCATCCAACAAATGCACAACATCGCTTCATTTCGGCAAATTTCTCAAACACACAGTAAATTCAAGCAGGGGATTTCACAACCACGAACTTCAGGATTATGTTGGCGCAGTAAAGACTATGGCAAAACAGTCAATATCCGATGCATTGGTGGGCAGTAGTTTTTCGGGGTATATTTTAACCAATTTGAGAGACACACCAACTCCAATTACTTTTTCTTTGGCAAATGTTGATGGTTTTAAGGGCGGCTCAAGATCAAAATTTCCATCAAGCTCATCTACCAGCACTGGATCTACGGCTGACAAAACACAATTCAACACAGGCGAAACTTCATCGAGTGGATCAAGTGTGCCGGGCGACAAAAATCGTCCACCATTGGATTGGAGAAAAGCAATAACAGATTCAATGAAAAAGTTGCTACAAGGGTCAGCAATTGACAAATTGACTCCCGATAGACTTTCCAAATTCTTGGCCAACAGACTTAGTGAAGGTGCACCACTGGCTTTAGTAAAGGAAATTGCCCTTGAATCTATAGTTAATGCCAAGTTGGCCGTACTTCAATCTGGTGGCAAAAACAAGAAGCAGGCTCTAAAAGAATTAGAGAACGACCCTCTTTATCAATCTCTCGTACTCGCAATCACCAAAGCTCGGAAGCCCAAAAACACGGGGGGCACAGATACTGGCTCAACAAATTCTACTGATTCAAGCAAGCAAGATAAAACTATTCGTATTACCGTCTTTCGTGGCTTGCCAGGAACTAGGGGAAGCGCGAGACCAACAGCGAGCGTTGTTGGGCAGCCAGAATTAGTACAAACATTTTCCGTTTCTCAAGATGATGCAGATACCGGAACACCTAAATTTAGAAATTTTGTGTTTCCTTTTGTTCCGAAGGATGTTAATTACTCGGGAATCGGAACACAGTGGACAGAAATTCCCAGAAGTGGCAATTATCCAATAGTTGACTGGACTGGGTTTAATTTATTGAAAATTAGTTTTAATTTTGACATTGTCAATACCAATTTCAAAAACAAACAAGGATTTGGTCTCAGTTACTCCTGCGAGGATCAGATAACCAGATTAAGGGAAATGGCCCAAACCCCCTATCCCGTGACATTTTTGAACATGGATAAATTTATGCAGAATGAAGTTCGTTGGCCACTTTTGTCTTCGGGAAGAGGCGTTGAGTTCGTGATTGCTGAATTCAGCGTCACTGCGGTTCAGCGTACTGGCGGAAATGTGGTCCCAAATGATTCCGTACCAAACCAAATTTCTCGAGCGACATGCTCAATGACGCTTCAGGAAATCCCAATTGAAACCGTTGAGATAGTTCAAATGCCAAAAATTGTTCCATGCAAGAAAAATTGCGGCGGGGATATACCCACCAAAGAACAGCAAAAGGAATACTTGCTGTTTATGGCCGGTAAGGCATCGGTATAAAATGTCGGATGCAGGCGCAAGCAAAATTCTGACCCATAAAGATCTTCCGTCAAGAGGTATTGAAAAGTTCAATGTCACTTTTGGTGACATTAAAGAAGGTATCAAGGAAAACATAAACGACTCTATTCTTTCGTGCCAAGTTAGTTACTCAATGAGTATGGTGACCGAAATTACCCTTCAGATTATTGATCGTGATTATTCAAGGACGAAATACGACCCAAAAGGAAACTTGTCATTTGCGGAAGGCAATTACTTTAACATCGCAAGAGATGTTACATATATGACAAAACAAATTGCGGACGTTTCGTTTGATGAGGTCAATAAAATCGCATCAGTTAATTTACAATCAGTCCTAATGGAGGTGGCAGAGGTTTCGGTCAGCCAAGATCAATCTGTATCCCCGATCTGGACCGTAAAATGCAGACCAAAAGCAATACAGCAAATGAAGCGCGACAAGAAACCCGGTGTTATTACTGGCTCTGGAACCGCTTTTGTCAAGGCGGCATGCGACAAATACGGGCTTAAACTTGTTGCCGAACAAACCACAAAAAAACAAAAAATCACCCAAGCAAGTGGTGAGAACGAAGCAGACTCACTATGGGATGTTATTCAAAACCTTGCCCAGCAAGCAAAGTTTAAATGTTTTGAGGTAGATGGAACACTCTATTTTGCCTCCATGAAGTGGCTTATGTATAAATGGGGTCCAGATGCAATCACCTACACAGCAACGGTCAAAGACAAAACAAAAAAGCCAGCGATAGATGTAGACAAAGTAGTTACTAAGCGTTACATACCTTTGATGCCGGGTGAGTTGGGAAAGTCGTACGAATTAATGAAAATGCCATCAATGAGCAAATCCGACAATGCTGTCATGGAGGCTACTGGTTCGGCAGATATTGACCGGACAAATGGAATTGGCATTCGGCCTGGAATGACCGTTTATGTGGGTGGTATACCAACCTTTAATGGGTATTACCTAGTTACCTCTGTTCAGTTTGAAGAGCGAAGTCCAAACCCTGTGGCAATTAATTTTGAAACACCGGAAAGGCGCCCAAAGGAAAAAATTGTTGGTCTTCCGGTTGGAATAATTTACCCCAACATTGAAAGCATAGACCCAGTTGGCCCAGACATATTAATTCCATATTTAAAAACCCGCACAACAACCTCGGTTAATACTGGAAGAAGTTCAAGGCCACCCGGATGAGAAACAATCGACCAGATTTAGTGCGAAGAGACAATGGGTCTCCACACCCCTTCAGCGGAGGAGGGCTCTACGTGGGCAAAGTTACATTTGTGGGCTCGGGGAACACTGTAAATGTAAGAATTCCCGGATTGGGAATAAATATGGCCAAAGTTGTTTCTTTGGGAATGACCGCAGCGCAAAGGATGGTTGCTGGCGATTCTGTTCTTTGTGGGTTTTTGGATAATGACAACCAAGAGCTAGTCGTCATTGGTAGAATGAATATAGCAATTGATGTATTTGCCACCAAGGAAGAGTTGGCTGCTCAAGTGGCTATTTTGACTACGCTAATAACAAACCTCACGACAAGAGTCGATGCGCTGGAGGCCTGACAATGACAACTCTAAAATTCCCGCTTGAGTATAATCAGGACGGCTCTCTTGTAACTTTAGAGGATGGCACAGATAGTTTTTATGCACAATTGTTAAGTTTTTCTGCATTGACCGAACCGGGCACATTTCCTTTTTCGCCTGAATTTGGAGTTTTTGACCCTTCTTTCGGACTGGTAAATAGGGGTCTATTTATGCTTCAAGCATCAAGGTTTGTCCCAGAGGTGGAGATAATTGAAGCCGAAGGAGAACTAATTGAAGATACTGGTACGACTTTTCTTCGAGTAAAGTTCAAGAGGGTTTAATATGTCTATTGATTTTTCCCCATATCTCAACCTTCGTATTTATGACAAAGATCCCGGCGAGATGTATTTAACGGCAATTGAACTAATGAGGCTAAATGTTCCGCAACTGTCGGTTCGTCCGGGGACAATCGAAGATGCAATGATTCAATCTTTTGCTTTCCTATCAACAGTAGCTGTCAACCACATCAATGCGCTTCCAAACCGTTTGGTGGAGGGCATTGCCAACTTAATGGGCGTCAAGCGTTTGGAGCCAAGTTATGCATCGGTTGAAGTGACAATAACTGCACTTGACTATAGCGGCGGAGACTTAGAATCTGGAACAATTTTCCAACATTCATTTAATGTCGGCGGCGAACAGCAAATTGAATACTATGAACTTCAAAGTTCTATAACAATTGAACCAGTTACGCCAGTTTTGGATGCCAATCCACCCACCCCACTGCCTTCTATTACAACATCAATTTCGGCAATTAAGTTTGGACAACTGAAATCAATAACTTCCGGTACGGTGTTGACAATTTTGAATTCACAAAGCGTGGCGGATTCAGCCATAGCAGGGAACGGATTTGTTCAAGGAACTATTGGCGAAGATGATGCTCAATTTCTTTCTCGTTATGCCACCCAACTTCAGTCATTGTCAAATGTGGTCAACACAGCAAAACAAATTGAGGCATACGTGCTCTCAACCTACACTTTCGTAACACGTGCAAAAGCCTACGATTTGACCAATTCTGAAATTGACCGAACCCGAACTGCGGCAAGTGCCCCTGGGTATATTTCGCTCTTTGTGTACGGCGATGGCAAACCGCTCAATGTATTTGAACGCCAAACAATATATTCTGATTTACTTTTAAAAACTACGGCTGGTTTGCAAATAGTTGTTCAAGACATGGATATTTTGACAATGACAGTGAATTTAACTGTAAAAATATCGCAAGGTTCAGACTATTCATCAACATTGGCTAGTGTTAAGTCTTCCCTGAGTGAATATTATTCACCATCGGGATTTCCTCTAGTTGATGAAGCAATTCGCAAAACCAATATTTTTGAAAGAGTAATTTCTGTTCCCGATGTCGTATACGTGGATCAGGGCTTAACATTCGCCTGTACTTCTACAACCAGCGATGGAGATGGAAACCTTACTTTCAACAAAAAAGGCAGCTTGCCACAAATTGACTTAGATGCGTCAACAATTGTTATGACTTACTTATGAGATTAGAGATTGTTCAAAAGAACTTACTATCCAGTGCCCTGTCTTTGGAGCGTATTTCAAACCCCAATTCCACGTCATTGACTTCTGCCATTGAATCTAGTGGATGGACAACTGATTCCCCAAGCACATTTGTAATTGATGAAACCTTTGCCTATCTAGCAACGGCATTCTCTTTAAAAATTTCCAACCCCACAACAACCAACATTGTGATAAAAGGGACACAATTAAACGTTCCCTTTCCATACATTGCTGAAGAACTAATTTTTCATGCGCTAATTTTTTGTGAGACGAACTTAAATGTTTCGGTTTACTTACATCCATCCGACAGTAGCTACACTACGGTGGTACCTACTACGCAAAAAATAACTGCTGGTCAGTGGCTTCCAATATTCTCAAATGGATATACATTTGGAACTAAAAACTCTGCCCACATGGATGTCGGTATTACCGTGGTGGTTCAAACAGAATCTTCGCTTATCCCAATTTTTTTCACTCTCCCCACATTGGTGCAGAATGAACCAGAAAAATATAATCAATTTTCTCTATTGAGTAAAAAATACTTACCAGACATATTCCGAGAGGTTGATCAAGAATCAGTCAACCCCGTTCGTCCATTGGCGAAAATTTACCACTCAATGACTGCCGATTTATCTCAAGCAATGGACAAATACGTTCGAATGGTAAATTTTGAAAGATCTGAATTAAACACCGCAACTGTTGAATCAGATGGTGATCCATACAATCTTCTGAGCAGAAGTGAGTTGACAGATCCAGTCCTTATGACGCCAGAATACTTGGAATGGGGTGCCATGTTGCGTGGGGCTTTGACCATGTCGGACATACAAGTAGGTGGCGTTTCTGTATTGCCTTCAGGATTTGATTTTCGTCGATGGCAGGTTCAGACCGGGGTATTTGGCCATGATGCTGGGAGTAGAGAATCGGTGAGAGAAGCAGTGCAAACAATCCTTGATGGAAATAGAACGGTGCTCATCACCCCTCTTTGGCAAGGCCAACAATTTGACATTATGATCAGAACATTGGTCAGCGAAACACCTGATAACCCTGCCGAGGGTCAATCAAGCCCAAAAGTTCTTGCTGTCGCAGAACCAACCAGACCTGCTGGTTTTGTTTTCCTACACGAAACCCTTGCGGCGATTAACTTTATATTGGGCGATCCAGATTTTGGTTTATTTGATGTTAATACTTTAGAGTAGGAGTCATAAGTGATAAAATATAGTGACCAAATTAACCATAGAAAGAATGGTAATTATGAACAGTAAATTCATCAAGGACACAGCAGAACGTTCAGTAATGGCTTTTTTGTCAGGCTGGCTAGGTTCAGCAATGGCAAACGGGTTGGATTTTGACTCATTGACAAATGCAGACAACCTCGAGGTCGGGGTTACGGCTTTGGCGCTCACCATTGCGGCTGCTCTTGGTCTCAAGAAGGTCGGTCCAAACAAGGATTCTGCCTCAGTGCTTTAAAGACTGTCCGCAGGGACAGGGGTTCCTAATCTACAATCTCATGGGTCTTTGATTAGGAGAACACATCTGTGATTGCTGGTGTTTACAACATGACGATAGAGCAGGGCTCTACATTTGGGCGCCTTATTTCTATTGAACAGCCAGACCTAGTCGCAGACCCCACGGGTCAGACTTTTGAAAATTTTGATTTGGCTGGTTTTACTGCTCGGATGCATATCCGTAGAACTGTGGACACAGCGTCACCGATGATTACCCTGACCACCGAAAACGGTGGAATTGCGATTAATCCCAATATTGCTGGGACGCCTACCAGAAATAACGAAATTTCTTTAAGTATTTCCGCCGCCGATACGGCAACTATCACTACTAGTGGTGTTTATGACTTGGAAATTATAAGCTCTGGCGGAACAGTGTCAAAAGTCGTCCGGGGCGATGTCACTCTGATACCCGAGGTCACCAGATGAGCAACGTACCTAATCAGGTTTACATTAATCAGGACACACCCAACCAAGTAATTGTCAACCAAGATTCTCCAAATCTTGTGACCGTTAGATCGAGTTCTGGGCAAGCCAATACTCGTCGCCATGAACATACCCAAGGACTAGCCTCTGCCACTTGGGTAATTACTCATACATTGGGCGGAAAACCCTCAGTAACTATTGTTGATTCTGCTGATACACACGTAGTTGGTGATGTAACATATAATAGCACGACTCAAATCACGGTTAATTTTTCAGCGGCGTTTTCGGGTAAGGCTTATCTAACATAAGGAAGTAAAATGGCACAAAAATTTCTTACAAATATAAACCTTAATCAGAACCAACTGATTAACGCCACCTTTGAAAAACTTGCCACCAATCCACCCGATGACAACTTCTTGGGTCGGATGTACTTCAACACCGCGACCAACACCATCCGCGTCAACACGGGTTCAGGATGGAAATCCCTTCCGCACACCATTGTTTCTGGTGGCGGCGCTGGAATTGCTGAAGCCCTCACAGTCTCGGAAAATAACGGCACAATCACCCTTACTCTCAATGTTGCCGATACGGATAGTGCCGGTCTACTGCCCGCATCGTTTTGGCAAATGCTCAACGATGCGACATCTGAAGCAACGGCTAGCAAACTCGTCAAGCGCGATGCCCAGGGCAACGCAAAGGTTGCGACTCCAACAGACGCTGCCCATATTGCCACCAAGGGTTATGTTGATGCCGCTCGTCAAGGTTTGGATGTCAAACAGTCAGTAAGAGCCGCAACCACCGCTCCAATCAATCTCGCAACAGATCTTGAGGCTGGCGACTTAATTGACGGAGTAACGCTTGTTGCTGGTGATCGTGTTCTCGTTAAAGACCAAAGCACTGCAACAGAAAACGGCATCTATGTTGCCGTTGCCACTGCCGCTGGTGCCGCTTCTCGTTCTTCTGATGCAAATGGCACCCCGGACATTGGTGAACTAAGGCCAGGAACATTTACCTTCGTTGAAGAAGGTGCTGTCAACTCCGATAAGGGTTTTGTTGTTTCAACGAACGGCACGATTATTGTCGGCTCCACGGCGATTGAATGGACACAGTTCTCTGGTGCTGGTTCGTTTGAGGCTGGCAATGGACTCAGCCAATCAGGCAACACAATCAATGTCAATGTTGTTGCTAACAGGACAGAAATTGTTGGAGACGCCGTTGATATTGCTTCCACCTATGTCGGCCAAGCAAGCATCACGACACTCGGCACGATTACGACTGGTGTCTGGAATGCCACGGACGTCGCCGTTGCGGATGGTGGTACCGGCGCTAGTGATGCGACCACGGCAAGAACGAACCTCGGTATCAAGACGAGTGGCGGCGATGTCACCACGACCACTCCGACTCTTGCTCGCGTCGCCGCCCAAGGCAGCACTGCGTCTGCGTCGGGAACGTCAACGACGACCGTCACTCACAAATTCAATACGACCGACGTAATCGTTCAGGTGTACGAAGTAGGGACAAATGAAACTGTGTTCGGTGATGTCACTCGACCAAATGCGGACACAGTACAGGTTGTATTGTTGGGCGACCACGCAGCAAATGCGTTTAGGATTGTCGTAACCGCAGTTTAAAACATAGTCAACCTTGAGGGGTTGACGAACGAGAAGCAATAGCGATTGAGGTCGCAAGTGGCACAAAAATTCGTTACCCCTATAACCATAAAAAATTTGGCATCCTCTGGTTCGGATGCGCTCACAGTTTTTTTAAATGGTGAAGTTTATGGTCGCGTAAAACTTGAAGCGGGCGGTCGCATTTCTTGGAGCGACGGCGCGGGCGCTTACGACACAAATCTTTACCGTGATTCAGCAAACGTTCTTTCTACTGACGATGTCCTAAAGGCGACTGCTGGCGTCGTCACGATGGCCGTCGCAGGCGTGCCGAACGCCGCACTCCCCGACGGCGCCATTGCAGTAGACACATTAGACAATTCTTTTTATTATCGCGCCAACGGTGCATGGAACGAAATCAGTGGTAACTCAACAATTACGGTGAGTGACACGGCGCCAGCCGACGCAGATGTTGGCGCCCTCTGGTTTGACTCCACGAGCCTTGAGATGTTCATCTACTACGGTTCGGCTTGGGTTGAAATCAATGCCGACACGGGCGCAGAAGAACTGTCCGACTTGTTTGATATTGAGTTTGCGAACCTTGTCGCTGGTCAAGTTCTCAAATATGACGGCGATAAGTGGGTCAACGGAAAAGGTTCCAGCACGACAGTAGGAGATAGCGCTCCCGCCAACCCTGAATCAGGCGACCTTTGGTACGACTCCACAAATCTCACCCTGTTTATTTACTACAGCAGCAACTGGATTGAACTTACTCCAGACTTGCAAGTTGAAGAACTTTCTGACCTGTTTGATATTGAATTTGCAAATTTAATTCAAGGCCAGATTCTCAAATACGACGGCGAAAAATGGATTAACGGAAACGGTTCAAGCACGACCGTTGGTGATACTGCACCTGCAAATCCAGAAGCAGGCGACCTTTGGTATGACTCAGCAACTCTTAGTTTGTTCATTTATTACAGCGGCAACTGGGTTGAG